TCTTCACCACCGCGAAGGATCGCCCCCATGCCAGCGCCGCCCGACACCTCCTGCTGAGGAGGAGTGCGAGCTGACAGCGGAGCGATGGCAAGCTCCAAACGCCGTGCCTCTTCAGTGCCAGCACCCATCGTCCGGTTGGCGATCGTCCGACCGATGCGATTACGACCGGGGTAGTACATCCCGGCGTTGACCGGGAGCATCTCACCAGTCTCTCTGGCGTGCTTACGGACGGCCTTGACGGGAGCCATCGCTGTATCCCTGATGCGCTTGACCGAAGCCTCCATGCCGGTAGCGGGGAGGCCCCCTTCGGCCATCTTCATGCCCTGAGCCAGCATCTCCTGGTGTGCGAGCACCTTCATCGGCACTGTCTGGCCCGTCTCACGCATTTCAGCGATCTTGGCGGTCGTAGCAGCGTGCCGCTGCCCGATCATCCCGGCGATCTCAGCACTACGACCGCTGAGGCCCGACATGGCCTCTTCAGCCTTCTCCCGAGTCTCCTGAGGCAAATCTGCGAAGTGGAAGCCGCCTCGGGGGTGGGACAACTCGCCCCACGGAGTGATCCCCCGTCTCGTCGTGTTGGTCATCAGCCCCCCAGTCCTCGCGGCTTGCGCCAGCCGCGCGACGTGTTCTTGGACCGGTTCGTCTCCATGACGTCGGGCCGGTCGGTGTACTTCGGGTTCCGCAGGCCACCAGGCTGGAGCTTGGAGGGCAGCTGCTTCATCGAAAGGAACTTCTCCTGCACCGACTTGATCAGGTCGGGCTGATCGTTGAGCATCTCGAAGCCCGTGGTGCTCTCGGGCGTCGGCTTGATCAGGTAGTTGCCCAAGTTGGAGGGAGGCCGACCGATCGCTGCACTGCGGTCAGGCGTGATCGGCTGATTGAGCTTCAACGGGACTGGCCCGGTTGCTGTTGGCTGCTTCGCCGCCTTCTTGGTGGCCACCAATGGCGGCGGCTTCATCAAGGGCGGCTTCAGGGTCTTCGCCGCCATCGTGATCTCAGTCGTTCACCATCGCTGGGTTCAGCCGGATGAGCCGCTGCTCGGAGCCAAGCTCCATCTCGAACTGCGGCGGGCCTTGGCCGATCGATGCGCCGATGACGAAGTCGTTGAGCATCGTCGGGGCCTCGATCCAGGTGGCCGAGCCGACGTGAGCACGCTCACGCATCGTCTCATCGGCGCCCTTCCAGTTGGTGAAGGTCCGGCCTCGACCGTCCCCCGCCGTATCGCCGTATGCACCACGGCCGAAGTCGTTGGGCACATCGGTGTCGGTGGCGACGCCCTCTTCGAAGCGAAGCGGACCGCGCCTCACGTTGTTGACGGCGATTGCGTGCTCGTACTGGACCTCACGGTCGGGGTAACTCATGGGCACCTCCTTATCGGGATATCGATTGGAGCCTACTCCTACCGCCCTCGGTAGAAAGGACTATCGACCTGCTCAACGACCGGCACCGTCTCCAGCATCGAGCAAGCGCAGGCCAGAGCAGCTGAGTCGACGTAGTCATCTCTGGCCTCACGCTCTTCGGGAGCCTGGATGAGGAGATACTGCCCCCGCATCACCTTCTCGGCGTCGACCATCTGCTGACGGAACCGACGCCACACACGGGTGCGGCGGGCCTTGGAGTGACCGGGGTAGATGAACATCTGCCGCTGGATCAGCTGGATCATGTGCTTCCAGCGCTCTGACTGGGTCTTGGAGTCGCTGGAGAAGGGGATGACCTCGCACCTGCTGCCCATCAAACGGGCCATGCGGTCGGCAACCGCCGAACCCATGCCCTGGGCGTCCACGCCCATGAAGGCCACGTCGTAGGAGTCGAGGAACTCCATGATCTCGAAGTACTGCTCTTCCCAGGCGGTGTTGTTGATCTCCAGCCAGTTGAGGATGCGGTGCTCCCGGTACCCGGCCGGGTCGGGGAAGTCCCAGTCCACCCAGGTGACCGTGACGACAGTGGAGTCCTTCACGCGCGCAGGGTCGATGCCGACCACGACGGGGGATCGGTGCCAGCCACGGACCAGCTGCATCGAGGGGTCGGCCAGCATGTCCAGGTCGTCCTCGGTGACGAGCATGCCTCGCTCAAGCATCCACTTGAGGGCGTAGGACATCTGGAACTCATCGGAGTCCTCACCGAGCCGGAGCTTCTCCTTCTCGATGAACTTCTTGTAGGAGGGGTTGTACTTGCAGACGGTCCGGTAGTCGTACTCGTAGTGGTTGGCCTTCGACCGCTTCGACACCTGCCGCCGCTTGTTGACGTTGATGGCCTTGTAGAAGTCACCCTTGGAGTAGCCGGGGGTGCCGATCTTGACGATGGTCCCTGCGTAAAAAGCGAGCATTGGATGGATGCTTTTTCGGACCACTGTGTCATCGGCATCCTGGGCCTCGTCAAGGATGATGATGTGGTACGACGCTCCCTCGATCTTGGCTCGGGGGTTGGCTGTCTGGCGGCGGCAGAACGAGCCGCTGGAGAGCTTGAGCACCTTGGACTTGCCGTCGACCCGCTCATCGATCTCAGGGTCGAGCATGATCGCCTCGGCGTGCTCTGAGGTGAGACGGCTGACAATGCGTGAGAAGACGAGGTCGGCCTGGTCATCGACCGGAGCGAAGATGCCGATCCAAACGCCCCTCTTGAACTTCTCCAAGATCGGGTAGGTCTTGGCCAGCTTGGGGAACAGCACCATGCAGCCCGACAACGTGGTGGCGACGACCTCGCTCTTGCCCGACTGACGAGCCATGAGGCCGGTGACCTCTTCGGCGTCAGCGATGATCAGTGACTCAATGATGCGGTAGGACAACGAGCGCTGATAGGGGAAGAGTTCGAACCCGGCCAGTTCCTCGCAGAACAAGATGGTGCGCTTGATCAACTGGTCGAGGAACCCCGCCATCTCGGGGTCGAGGTCTTCGACCTCCCTCTCTTCGCCCTCGTACTCGGCCTCCTCTTCTTCCAGAAGGTCTTCGGGATCTGGGCCGTATCCCAGGTCTTCGATCAAGCTCACAGTGCCATTCATACCAGGGCTGGACGCGAAGAGGGAGGCTCTTGCGAGCCTCCCTCCGTTTCACCGATCGGACCTACGAATGACCAACCCATAGATCCGCATCAGGAATCGTACCTCAGGTGACCTTCGTACGCCTCTCCGAGTAGTACTTCGATGCCTTGGCCAAACACGCCGTTCCCAGACACCCCTGATTGCGTCGGTAGAGACTGGCGTCGGGACAGGTGGCCGAATCACGGTCGGGATCAATGCCGCATACGCCACGTTCCACCGCAATGACCGGCTTGGGCTTGCGACCCGAGCGCTCCTTCTCCAGAGCCTCGACCCGCTTCTCCAAGCTGACGATGCGGTCGTGGTCCTTCACCACAGAGTGGGCTGGGTCGGAGGATCGGTGTCGACCGGCAACGGCGGGGTGATGACGATGCGGTACGAGACGCCATCGGGGGCCAGACCGGCCAGAGTGCCGTCAGGGCGCATCTCGTAGCCCTCCCAGGTGACGTTGTTGCGGCTGGCGTAGTAGTCCCGGTAGCTCTCGAACAGCTCGATGACATGCAGTTCAGCCTGAACGTCATCGAGAGGAACATCGATCGAGCGGAGTTCCTCTTCACCGAAGAGCGGTCCTGCGCGTACCTCGACGTGGTAGGAGGTGGGTTGGTCGGTCATTGTCATACTCCAAATGTATCAAACATTTGGCAGAACCGCAACGTGCTTGCGCCGCAGGGCTTTGGTGAGTGCGTCAGCGCTCATCAGGTGCTGCTCCAACAGAGCCAAGGCCATCTCAGGGTCACCGAGCCTCTGCCGGTACGTCTTCATCTGCTCGGAGGCGTTCATCATGTCCGCTTCCAGGGCGCTGAACAGATCCGCCTCGCTCAGAGCGTCCAGACGGCTCGACTCCGGTATCGGCGGCAACTTCTTCTTGAACATGTGGCCCTCTCCACTCTCGGATATCGACCTCGTCAATGTCTCCCAGCCGACGGTGCGGGTCACTACCTCTCATACAGCGGCCGAAGTGCAGGGCACTACTCCCGATCTTGATCCTGAAGCCCCAGGTAGATCGCCTGAACGGGTCGAGATCCTCGATCAACCAGGCTCTTGTGAGATCAAACTTGCGATTATGAATGGCGATGTCGCGCTCGACGCCCCAGTAGAACTCGATATCGCCATATGGTCTGACACTGTGGACAACGATCATTCGGAGCGGTTCCTCGTCACGCTGCGGCGGTTCCGGTTCGACGGGGCGTTCACCTCGTCAGGGGTGAGACGCCGGTAGTTCCCCATCCCGTTGAGGACACGGTTGATGTACTTCCCCTTCGAAGCGATGCGGGCGAAGGCCCTGAATCCCTCGTAGTCCATGTCCCCGTAGGCGTAACCGGGGTTGTTGTTGTTGACCCAGGTGACCTGAATCTCCTTCTTGAGGTAGTCGTAGCGGTAGGCCTTGACCCGAGTGCTCGACGGTTCTGCCCAAGGGCCGAGATCGGTCTGGAGCACCTCACCAAGAGCACTGCCGCCTTCGCCGGGAAGATCCTCGGCCTGACCCTTCCGTGTCGAGCGACGATCGTTCGTCGTCTGCTTCTCGGTGGTCCTGGGCGTGTCTTCTCGGATGCGCCCCATCGCCTTGGGGGACAAGCCTGCTGCCTTCGCCACACCATCGACAATACAGCGACTCTGTAACGTGGTGCCGATGGTCATCCACGGCAACAACGTGTCCGTCGCCATTCGCTTGGATGAGGACGGCGGCGATGTCAGCGTCGTCGTCGGCATCCACTGCGATGACGAAGAGACAGCATGGGTCGATCTGACCTCTGAGGTCGCTGCCCAGATCGCCCTGGCTCTGACAGCGCGCGCCGTTGAGGCTCGGGCGCTGGAGAAGGAGATCGCTGCCATCCCTGAGGAGACGAAGCAGTCAGGCCTACAGCTGCTCTGGCAACGGCTCAACTCTCAGATGAACTGAGAGGCCCGTCGCCCCCCTGCCGCAGAATGACTAACTGCGACAGGGGGGAGGATGAGACACACTCAAGAAAGGCACCCGCCCCACAAACCAAGGGCAGGATGAAGAGAGGGTGGGCCTATCTCATCCTTACGCTTCGGCGCAGTCGTCCTCATGGTCGAGGAGACTGGCCTCGTTCTCGAAGTCCGCTCCGCAGTAGAAGCAGGACCACTGCGACACGATCGCTACTTTCGGGCCTGCTTGAAGCCGCGAGAGAAGTTTTTCGTCACTGACTTTGGGGGACCTGAACGGGTTGACCCGCCACTGCTCTTCCCGCTTCTTGAACTGTTCGAGGGTGAGGTGCGAGGTCGTGGAGCCGTAGAAGCCTTCTTGGAAGTGCTGGCCCGCTTTCGCGGACTTGCTGTACTCCTCGATGCGCCTGCGGAGATACTCGCGATCAGCCGCTGCTGATGAAGAATCTGGGATTTCAGCCATTGGATCTCTTCCAGAAGGTCTTGAACGACACGCAGTTCACGGGTGAAGGTGGGATCCGCCATGAGGGCGGCGATGGTCTGGCCGGTGACCTCGGTGACGACATCGACCAGTTCGGGGGGTACACGATCAGCGACGTACCCCCGTACGCCAGCAGCAAGCCGCTGGCCTGGATCTACCCCTCCAGTAGACACCAGCCGGTGTTCTCGTCCAGGGTGACGGTGAACTTCTCAGCCTCGTTGTGACGGGTGATCAGGGCCACCCTGGCGTCAGCAGGGAGATCACCCAGGGCGACCATCAGGTCTTCCACCGTCATCTCCATCGGGCGAATATCCACATCCTCTGTTGTATCAGGCGGGGAGCCGTGGAAACCCTCCAAGAAGGCCTCCTGCAAGACAGGGTCGCGGACTGTGGCGTTGTTGTCAGACATCAGGGGTCTTCCATCCTTCTTCAGCTGCCAGTTCGGACTGGCGTTGGAAATAGTCGGCTACGTCGATCAACTCCAGCTTGCGCTTGGGGTCATCGGTCAGTCTGGCGGCGATGGCGATGGAGGCGGCGTACCCGGCGAGAGCAGCCGTGGCGAAGAGGTCCTGGCGACGGATCACTACGGCGTCACGGACCTCGATGTCGCTCCAGTCCCCGCCAGAGACAGATGCAGTCGCTGCCATCAGTTCATCCCTTCGAAACGTTATGTACTTGTCGTCGTGCGAGTTGGTCATGTTGTCACCATAACACCTTTGCCAAAGAAATGAAACCTTAGGTCCACACCTCGACAGGGGCTGTGAGTTACTCTGGGGGTGAGCGCTTCCGTCGGCTGGCCGGTTGTCGGGAGTAGCGGAAGGGGCCGGGGAGGTTCCCCCCGGCCCCTTCACCATCGGATAGGGCGATATGCCGCTGTGTCGCTTAGCGATTCAGCGCCCGCCGGGGTGCTTCCACCCGGCTCACCCGGTTGGCCCAGACGACGTGGCAGACGCCCTTGGGGTCCATCCCCACGATGTAGTGCCGTCCAGCGCGAGGTCCACTGGTCGCCTGCCTGACGAGGCGGATCTTCCAGTGCTTGAACCCCCTGCGGGTCCGTACCGAGGCGATGTGCCCAGGGATGAGGTCGATGGCGGGCGGGTCAGGCACTATGGGCCAGACGTTCTTCAGTGCGTTACTCATCCGCAGCGCTTCTTGAACCAGTCCCAGGCGACTCCGATGATCACCAGACCAGAGAGGATGGTGAGAGTCAGTACACGTCCTGAGTCAGTGGCAAGTATGTCCATGCAGTGAATGTATCACCACAGCGCTGTGTCACTCGCACGCCGTCACGACCCGTGATACGGTCAGCTCCTTCGTCCAACGGCAAGTAGACGAAGCGGGGGGAGGTCTGCTACCGGGCGCGGTCGGGCCTCCCCCTTTAGAACTACGCTTGCCCCATGGCTGCACATGAGAACCTCGGCGGGCAGTTCAAACGGCTCAACAACGACAATTCCCGGCTCAACGACGACAATTCCTCCAGATACGACTACGTCAAGACCAGTGACGAGCTAGCGGGATACGAGGGAGCACGCGTCACCCAGTCGGTCGATTACTCCCACCTGACAATGTCAGTCGACCATGACCCTGGAACGTCGGCGTACGCAACGCGCGAACCCATGGGCGCTAAGGACTTCTCGGGAAGACAGGGCACGTCCCTGGAAGACAGCGACTACCGGAAGGCCGTGAAGGACCTAGAGGCCGATGGACCGGGCGGTCAGATGAAGCTGTTCGGGATGTACAACAGGCCGGGGACGTCCACCGTCAGCTACCTGATGGGAACCCGTGAGGGATCCCGCCATGCGATGACCATGCTCGCTCTCGCTCACAACGACACGGTGAAAAATTACGGCCGCTCCCTGATCCCCGACAGTGATCTGTCGCCTCACTCCCACAAGCTGGCGAAGCACATCTCCGACCGCACACTGAACGAGGACATCGCTCCTCGGGACGATGCGCCGAACAACAACATGACGTTCTGGTCTTCTCCTGACCCGTTCTACGGCACCAGCAACAAGAACGTCCCCGAGAGCGAAGTAAGCGCCGCCCGTTCACTCATCAAGGACGTCATCAGGGGGAAGCGCACCCTCGATGTGCCGAAGAGGGGCAAGGAGCTTCCTCCCCCCACAGGGGAGCCTCAGACTGGGCCGGTCAACCCGAACCAGTTCAAGCTGTTCTGATCGCTTAGCGAATCAGCCGGTGGGCGGCAACTGACCGGGAGTCAGTGGGGGAAATGGCCCATCTGGATTGGCGCAGGCACTGCTCTCGGGCGGATACGTCACCAGGACCGGGCCAGCGACCGGGTTGACGGAGTAGGTGAGGAAGATCCCGTCACGGAGATATTCGTCACTCGGATCTTGAATCCAGAACCCGTCGTCGGTCAGAATCCACCCAGGCACATCATCGATCGACCCGTCAGGGTTGACGCTGGTGCCGGGGTACAGGATGTCGACCGTAGCCCCAGGTATGTATACCAGGGGCTGCATGCTGATGACCCGGCCGGTGATGTCCTCCATGATGAGTGTCCCCACCTGACCAGCCAGGCTCGGGAACCCCGGCGACTGGAAGGTGATCCGAATGGTCGGCACCTCTTGAACGCAGACGGTTCCGGCGGCTCCGAACGTGAACGTCTCAGGCAGTGTCGTGCTCGTACTCGTCGTAGAAGACGAGCTTGTAGTCGTTGACGAGGGTGGGAGGGACGTTGACGTAGTGACCCCTGGGACCGTCGTCGTGGTAGTCGTCGGTGCCGGAGTGATCACCACTGTGTTGATCACCACTGTGCTCGTCGTCGTGCTGCTCGTCGTGGTCGGGGGCAGAGTGCTGGTCGATGTCGTCACTCCTGGGATGGTCGAGGTCGTAGACGTAGTTGTAGGCGGCACGGTGGAGGTCGTCGTGGGCGGCGCGGTGGTCGAAGTAGTCGTGCTGGTAGAGGTCGTAGGCGACGTTGTAGTGGTGCTGGACGGAGGGGTAGTGCTTGTCGATGTCGTCGTGGTACCCACGGGCGGGAAACATGATGCAGGCAGAGCAGGCTCCGGCCCGCCGTCGTCGAAGCCGATGACGATGGAGCGACCCTGGGCGTCAGCGAACTCGTCGCCGATGTTCACCGGCCCCTGTGGGTTGATCGCATTGACCGACACCGAGATGGGGTTCTCGGGGCTGGGCTGAAGAACCTCGGGATCACCCGGCGTCCTCACCCACTTGCAGACCCACACCTTCTTCTCTGGATTCGTCGTCGGGACGGTAGACGTAGTTGTCGAGGTCGTAGTCGGTGAACTTGTCGTTGTGCTCGATGTCGTAGTGGTCGAGGGCATCGACGTCGTTGACGAGGAGGTAGACGTCGTCGTAGAGGTGGATGTAGTACTCGTTGATGTCGCACCCCCTGTCTCGGCGTTCCCGCCGCCGAACTCCGTCTGCATGCCCACCACGGGAGCGCCGCAGCCGACCAGAACTACAAGACCAAGAATTGAGAGCACCCGCCGGTTCATAGGCGGGATCCTACCGCTCAGCGATATATCCCTAAGCGACTTTCATGCGTCAATGTGTTATTCGATATCGGGATACCGATTGCGGCCCAAAATCCGCCCGACAGCGGCCGCTGCGGCGCAGTACAGCAGCAACGCAGCGATCACGACGACAACGGCGATGATCCAAGCAACCATGGCGATCCTGAAGGTAGTCACAACAGCCTCCTGTCGATCTCGTACAAGAGAGTAGGTGCTCAACCCCCCACCGGGCGCCATGGTCACCGCTGCGACAGGTAGGTGAGCAGGACGATCCCCACGAAGAGGATCGTCCCGCCGATCAAGAAGTCCCGCCACATCCCCTTCTCCAACTCCGTGGTGACAGGTCCATGTCGGGCACGTCGCCGCACCCACAGCAGGCCCGTGGCATCCCCTGCTTAGTTGGCGTCTCAATGCAGACGCAGTGATTGCCATCGGTCATGACGGTGCAGGGGTAGCCACACCGGCTCAGTTGGTCGCTCATCGGCCGACCAACTTCAGGATCAGCACCACGATAAGCACCCCGACAGCAGCGACGGTGCAGACCACGGCGTACGTCTTGTGCTCAGTCATCGCTGGCCTCCGGTGCGTTCCCGCAACGCCACGGCGGATCGTCCGCTTCGCCGCCGATGAGGATGTTGAAGCACTGGTCGCAGCACGGGTTGCCGCTGAACGGCTCGGTGCGGGTGGCCCGGTTCACGCAGTACTCACAGTGGTCAGTCATCGTCGTCGATCCTCGCATCGAGGTACCGGTTCCGTGCGGCGTCGATGCGTGCGAGGTCCCCGGCGAGGTCCCACTTCTCCTTGAAGTAGGCGTCGGCGTAGGACGCCCAGTTCTCGACGGCTTCTCTGGCGACGGAGAGTTCTTTGGCGAGATCGTCGCCCAAAGCGATCTCGGCGGCAAGACGTTCGTTGAGCATCTTCACCAACAGGCTCTCACTCATCCCTCCTCCTCTTCCACCGAGATGACCTCGTCGTCCACCAGCATCCCCTGGGAGGCCTTCTGCCACGCTTCCTCAGGGCTGACGGCCTCCACCACTTCGGTCCGTATCCCCATGAAGTTGAACGTGACCTTGTAGGTGCTCACTCGCTCACCTCGCTCACCTTCCTCTTCCTCGACACCCTCACCACTTTGCGGGCGTACACGTCGAACCGGGCGGGAGGACCCACCTTCAGCATCTTCGTCGTGGCCTCGTACCCCCTCCTCTTCAGCAGGATGGCCACGCCCTGAGGAACGTTCTCGATCACCGCCCACTCCCCTGGATGCTCTTCCATCCAAGCAATCACCGGCTCGTACTGGTACTTCTCCTGCCGCGGTGGTGGTCCTTCGGGTGCCGGTTTGAAACTCAATTCAGTCATGACACCACTTTAGCCACTAACGCCACCTCATGCCACCACTTCACCCCAATTTCTCCTTCTCCTCCAAGATCCTCTTCTTCGCCTGACGTACCAGCTCGTCGTAGTCGTCCCGGTGCAACCTCTTCAGGGCCACCCCCGCCATCTGGTGCGCCCTCTGCTGCTCCGTCTTGCTCAAGCCCTCCGTCCCCCTCCTCGGGGGCAGGAGGCTGTCGATGTCGATGCCCTTGCTGTCCATGAGGCCACTTTAGCCACAGGGGTGGCCACCCTCATCCGTCATCCCCCTCCGAGGCCCCCAAAGACGGCTTGAACCGTAAAAACGCCAGTCCATTGACGCACACCCAGATCCTCCCGTCCGAGGCGACCTGCACGCCCACAGAACAGTCCTTCAGCTTCCCCAACTCCTCCAGCTTCTTGATCACCTCTCCGTTCTCGATGCTCAAGTGGCCTACTTGGTACGTCACCGGGTACGCCTCGATGGGTCTGTCTCGTATCTTCATGGCCGAGAAGCTACCCCCGCCCCACCGCCGCCCCCGAATGCGCCCCAATTTGGGGCGCATTCGCCCCTCAGAGGCCATATCGCCATATGGAGCAGCCTTCCTGTTGCTCAGCGCTGCGGATGCGCGGCCAGGCCGCGCCCCCCACCGGCATCCACGAAACTCCAGTCTGCAGACTGGAGTTTCCCGATATACAAAAGTGGTGTCAAGCAGGTGTTTTGTCGACACTTCCGAGCATCACCCCTGGTAGATGAGTTGGAGTAATACATTGCCTCCCTGCACTACGGCTCCTCCCCCTCAAATCCGTCTTCCATTCGCGCGGTCTCCGAAGCCCCGGAGGGGCTTCGGAGTCTTAAGTGGCTGGCCCTTGCTACGCAAGGGCCAGCGGGCGGCGGAAACCCTTGCAGCGCAAGGGTTTCCGGGGGTCGGCCCGCTAGCCCTTGCGAGAGTAGGGGCGCAGCGCCCTACTCTCGCATGGCTTGTGTGGCCCTTGTGGCGCAACGGTTTGCGGGCGCATCCCCGCAAACCCTTGCAGCGCAAGGGTTCTAGAACCGTTGCAGCGCAAGGGTTTCGCCATATAGGCCAAATGCGCCACTCACCACATGGTCCATTCATGCCAAATGGACGACGCCAGTCGTGCCATTTGGGCATAGATCCGCACCTGTGCGGAGGGTACGCGGGGATGTCGTGGGCGCGATGGCAGCTAATACGTCGAGCTGGGGGTGGTGATGCAGGGGTGAGCCGCACCCCAAGCCGCCCTTTGGGCGCCCCGGTGAGGTGGTGCCCCCAGTGCGTCGAGGTGCTCGACGTCGAGGTGCTCCCGGTGCCGCCGTTGGTTGGTCCGCGTCGAGCTGGTCCACGTCGAGGGCGTCGAGGTCGAGCTGGCAGCGTCGAGCTGGCGCTGGCGTCGAGGTCGAGGTCGAGCAGGGCATATGCCGATATGCCGTGACCAGGGGCGATGCACGGAGAGGTGCCTGTGTGGCGTTCTAAGCCACTTGGGGCCTGTTTGGCATGAGAGTGCGGGGGTAGGGGGGATCGTGGCTCTGAGGGGCACACAGGGGCCAATCAGGCCAGTGGCGTCGAGGTGGGGCAGGACGCGAAACACCCCCGGCCCGTGGGGGGCCGGGGGTGCGTCGAGGTCGAGGTCGAGGTCAGCAGGCGCAGGGCGTCCTGCTGCTGCCGCACTCGCTGCAGGGCGGGGTCGGCTCAGGGTTGAGCGGCCCCATCGTCTCAGCCGCCCAGGTGCGGGGGCGGCGGGGCCGTGCGATGCGCTCCGGTGCCGGGGTGAACTTGGGCCGGTGTCCCGCCTGCCACGCCTGCTCGGCGGCGAACCACTCCTGCACCACAAGCTCCTGCACGGTGCCCTCAGGCATCGTGATCTCACGCCCCGCATTAACGGCGTCGACCACTTGGCATTTCTGAGCCAACACGGTGTGCATGGCCTGATCGATGCTCGGCCGACCATCGGGGAAGCATGCGTTCAGGACGTGCCACTCGACGCCCTCGCCCCGCTCGGCGCGGTCGCGGCTGATCTGGTCAGCTCGGAGGATGCGGTCGCACGCTTGCTTCATCAGACCGGCGCTCCAGGGCAGCTGAACCCACACCGCATCGGCTGCAGCCGTGAGCGTGCAGGCGATGCCAGCAGCGGCCGTCTGGGCCAGGACCACCTTGGCGCGACCCGCTTGGAAGTCGGCGATCTCGGACTGGCGCCGGTCGCCGGTCACCTCGCCGTTGATCACGGCGCAGTCGATGTGCCGCTTCACCAAGCCGTCGAGGAGGCGGTTGAACACCACCTTGTGCTCGTAGAACACCACCACCTGGCGCCCCTGGTCGACCAGGTCGGCGACGTACTCGACAGCCGCCGACGCCTTCGCCATACCCGCCTCGATACGGAGGGCGTTCATCTGGGTGAGCATGGCGGCGCGTGCCGCACGCTCAGCAGCGAGCTTGCCCTTCTCCCGCAGGACCACGCCGAGGAAATCCTCCGACAGCTCTTCGTACCGGCGCATCAGGGCGCCCATGAGAGCGAGCTGACGGACGAGCCATGAACCCCACGGGAGCGTGTCGCCGAGGTCGGACTTCTCGATGCGGCAGTAGACGGTGCGCCGCAGGTAGTCGTGCAGCTCATGCATCTTGTCGAGGTCACAGCCCGAGAACGATGTCCCGAACCGGCTCGTCTCGGCGCCGCAGTAACGCCACAGGAACGATGCGGGGCGGTTGGCGCCGGGGGTGATCGTCGTGACCAGCTCCGGTCCACCGACCATCTGCAGCGGCAGGAACGCCTCGACCGGGCGGTTGAGCAGCAGCGAGCCGGTCACGCCGATGACCGGCTTGCCAGCCGCCCGCAGTGCCTTGGTGACAGCGAGGGTGACCTTGGCGCGGGCCGTCGGCTTGGCGTTCGCCCCGCCCTTGTCCCGGTGGATCTCGTCGCGGACGAACATGGTCGCCCCGAGGGCGAACCGTGACGGGTGGAGGTTGCCCTTGGTGTCGGCGCCCGCCGTGAGCCACGCCCGCATGGTCAGGGGGTCGTCGGAGATGAAGTAGATGTCGGCCGGTTCGGGCGTGTACACCTTGCGCCCCTGCAGGTGAACGATCCGCAGGTTGGGGAACGCTGCAGCGGCGTCCTGCCAGTAGCCGCCCTTGCCCACCGGGGGACCGGCGATGATGGCGTAGGGGTCGACAGCGCCGTCGTTGCGAGCGTTGTGGAGGGCGTCGGCGATGGCAGCGAGGAACACCTGTGTCTTGCCCAGGCCCATGTCGTGCCCGAGCAGTGCCCCGCCGAACTTGGCGATGGCAGCGAGGATGAACAGGAACGCCGCCGCCTGATGCGGCAGGAACTCGCGGGTCATGCCGTGGACGTGGTACGGGAGCCACGGGGTCAGCGCCTTGGACTGGTCGCGGTACTCGTCATCGCCCATGCCTGCGGGGGCAGGCTTGGCGGCGGGTGCCTCAGGGGTGAGAGGCGTGCCTGCAGCGCTCAGCGCTGCAGCCAGGGCGTCGAGGCTGGCGAAGAGATCGCCTGCCGGGTCGGGGTTGGTCATCGTCGTGGTCCGTTTCTGTGTCGGGGTTGGGGTTGAGTGAGTCATCGTAGCAGGGGGGGTGGGCAGCGGTGGGCATCGCCCACCCCCCCTGAGGAACACCTTGTGACGGGCGTCACACGGTGGGGCGCAGTAGCTCGGCTGCCTCGGCCGGGGTCGGGTAGTACCACCCGTGGTGATCGGCGCAGTCGGGGCCGTAGCCGACAGCCAGCGAGCGGTCGTCGGAGAGCACGCCGGGGCGCCCGATGCTCAGGCAGTTGAAACACCGGCCGTGCTGCTTGCCGTAGGCCGTCGCCTCGTCTGCGGTCATCAGACGGGCCGTGCCGTCGAGCAAGCCGTCGCGGACCCTGATGAGGCCGTCGCGGCCCTCAGCCGTGAACACAGTCCCGTTGTAGACCCTGCAGCCCAAGCGGTTGCGCCCGATGCGGTAGACCCGGCGCACGTCGATGCCGCTGGTGAGGTACAGACCCGGCTCGACCACGGGCGGCGGCGCTGCCTTCTCGGCAGCCGTCTCGGCGCGAGCGGCGATGTCCTGCGCCCACTTCATCCGGCCGGTACTCAGCGAGCCGTAGCGCTCCCACGTCTCGATGAACTGAGCCGCCATCTTGCGGTCGTTGGTGCCGCCGTACGTCAGCGCCAGCACCAAGCCGTTGTAGGTCGGGTCGTCGCACAGGCCCTCGCGGACCTCGACGATGTGGGCGTCGAGCAGGGCCGTGCGGATGACCTCGATCGCCGCCACGGCGTCGCGGTACCGGGCGACGCTGTTGCCGTCGGCGACCAGTGCCTGCAGCGCAGGCATGCCCGCCGTGAACGCATCAGCGACCGGCTGGGGCAGGGGGTCCAGCTCGCGGGCCGTGGTGCTCGCTGCCGTGAACATCTGGCCGACCAGCTCGGTCAGCTTCTCGACCCGCCCGCAGGTGCCGCAGTAGTTGTGCCAGACCTTGTGCGAGTCGACAGCGGCGAAGCCGGTGCCCGCCTCGACCGTGACCCCGCACGCCTCGCACGCCTTGGTGAACTTGCCCGTGATCACCCGGCTGTAGAGAGCCGACAGGACCGGCGTGGTGCTCGCCGTGCGGGGCACCGCTGCATCCCACATCTCCCGCTCTGCTTCGTAGTTGCTCATGTCTTGCCTTTCCGCCCCGGTCCGTCCGGCGCCTTCGGCGGTCACCTTATCAGAGTCGAGTGACACATCGTGCAGCGGTGGGCACTCACCCCCACCACGCAGGCTCGATTCGAGGTCGACGGCCGTTAGCCCTTGCGGCGTAAGGGAAAGCTCTGCAGCCTTAGTGGGAGTAGGGAAACGTCTGCTCGACGCCCGCATTCCCTTGCAGCACAAGGGATTCGTCGAGCAGCTCGAATATGCCATTTGCCCCACAATCGTGCAGGGGTGGGCATGGGGGTGCTCAGGGCCAAAACGGGGTATCGAGCCTTAGACGGGCGTACAGAGGCCTCTGAGGGCATCGTGGCTTATGGGGCCAAACGGGCCAACGGACCCCCAAAACGGCAACAGCCCCGGCACCCGTGTGGGGTGCCGGGGCCGTGTGGGCCGGTGGGATCAGGCGTCGCGGGTGTCGGTCACCTCGATCGGCAGGCTCCCGAACACGCCGTCCCCGCCCCTGCATCCGAAGAGGTTGATCCACGTCGTCTGACCCTCATCGGTGCGGACCAGGATGGTCAGGCCGGTGCCGGTGGAGTTGGCCTGGATCTCGACCAACGACACCCCGTGGGCCGTGAGGTCGAAGTGGGAGCCGATGCCCTCCGGGGAGTTGAACGCCGTCGCGTAGGTGCGGCCCTGGCGCAGGTCGGTCGCCGTGAAGCCGTCGCCGTCGATCGTGGTGACGGAGTCGAACGTCGTCGCCTCGACCGACGTGCGGATCACGTTGCCGTTGCTCAGTTCGCCGGTCGCCGTGATCCGACGCTTCATCGCCTTCGTGGAGCGGGGCTGCTTGCGGGTGGTGCTCGTCGTGTTCGTCATTGTGGTGACTGTGACCTTTCAGGTTCGGGGCGACCTAGCTGCCGCCCACCAGTGAAGCTAGCAGCAGTGGGCAAGAACGGGCAAGCCACCCCCGTAACGGGCGAAGCCCCCGCCGGAGCGGGGGCTTCGTGTCAGCGCTTGGACTTGGGCTTCGTGTTGTCGCCCCGCCAGCACCAGTCGTGGTTGCTGGCGTACCGGGTGGCACTGGGGGTGACCGGTGGGCGGATCGGCTCCCACCCCTGATTCCCGGTCATGACCACACCGGGCAAGGTGCCTCGCTGCCGTCGGCAGCGGCCCACGCCTCTTGGTCATGGTCGCCCGTGAACTCCAGCTCGACGCCGCACTCACAGAGCACTGGGCCGGTGCCGTACGGGTCGCCGCCGCCCTCGGGCCGGTGCTCAGCAACCGTGAGCCACGCGTCGACGTAGACGTAGCCGCCCGCACGGCGCATGACGATGGTGATCCCATGCTCGACCTCATCCGTCGTGTAGATGTCGACCGTCGTGACATCGCGGGACAGGCCCCCGGTCGACAGGTGGGGGGTCACCTGCAGCAGCGCCGAGATCAGCGCGTGCCGGTGGCCCTCAGTGGCGTATGCGAACCCCTGGCGGTCGGGGACGATGTCGGCGCGGTCGCCGTGGTCGATCCACCGGGCGGCGTAGGCGGCGAACGTTCCCTCGGGCACGTTCGCACCGGACGCCCCGGCGCCGTAGCGGTTGTCTGTCGTGAAGGTCGTCATTGGTCTGGTCCGTTCTGGTCAGTGGAGCGGCCCAGCGCCGCCCCACCAAGAACCGTAGCAGGTGCGGGCACGGGTGGGCGCATCGCCCCACCCTGAGGAACACTTAGTGACGCCCGTCACACGATGGGTTT